CGCTAGTCTTTACCAGAGTAGCACTTGATGGAATTGTAGTTCCATTGATGCTAGTGGCTGTAGCCACACCAAGTACGGGTGTCACAAGAGTAGGGCTAGTAGCAAATACTGCTGCACCAGAACCAGTTTCATCTGTAAGAGCAGAGGCTAAGTTAGCACTAGATGGTGTAGCAAGGAAAGTGGCTACGCCAGTACCAAGACCAGCCACACCAGTTGAGATAGGTAAGCCAGTAGCATTAGTAAGTGTTCCTGATGTAGGAGTTCCAAGAATAGGTGTTACTAAAGTTGGGCTAGTTGCTAGTACGTTTGCACCTGAACCAGTTGATGTTGTTACGCCAGTACCACCATTGGCTACTGGCAGTGTGCCAGTTACGGCTGTTGTTAGTGGTAATCCAGTTGCATTGGTTAGAACACCAGATGCAGGTGTACCTAGGGCTGGAGTGGTAAGAGTAGGGCTAGTTAAAGTTTTGTTAGTTAATGTCTGAGTTCCAGTAAGAGTCACCGCACCAGTAATTGTATTGCTTGCAGTATCAATTGTTTTGTTAGTTAAAGTCTGTGTGTTGGTTGTACCAACTACAGCGCCAGTAGCACCGTGTCCAGTTGTTGCCTCGATGTGGGTATTGGCTTCACGATAGTCACGACCAATTGCCATATGTCGTACTACTGCGCCAGCAGAGTGGGCTACAGCAGATGAGCCATCAATGCCACGAACAATTGTAAGTGTATTACCTGCGATAGCACTGACATCTACAATTTCTTCAAGGGCTGTATCTGGGTCAATAACAACTGTAAATAGTTCACCTGCTGAAATGGTTACACCACCAGCAAGAGCCGAACCTGATACAACAGTTGTTGTAGTAGCGCTAGATGTCAAAGCACCACTAAGGGTACTTTGCTGTGAGCGGGATGAGTATTTTCTAGTTGTCATTGCTGGTTCCTATCGGCGGGAGAAGTGAACACGTGTTGGATAATTCTGTTGCTGCGCCCGAATTTCTTCTTGCAGGCGTTGTGTATAAAGAGCATATAGTTGTTTAGTAGCAGACTGCGATGCGCCATAAGGGCGCTTGCTATCTGTTTCATCAGCCTGTGGGCTAACTTGAGAAGCACGGGCTGGGTCAAGATAAGTAAGCAAACGATAAGAAGCGCCAAGAATTACTATGTCGCGAGTAGATTCTGACAGTCCAGTTGTAGTGTCATAGACATCTGAGTTAGTTGAAAAGGCTGTTGGATTGGCTGAGTAAATAACCTTGACAGTACGCCCAGCAATAGGGGCTTCGCCCAAAGTAATTGTTTGGACTTTATCTGTACCAGTTACATATCCAAATGCTTCAGGATTAGCATTAGCATCTAAGTCCCACTTACGAATTGGAATCCATTCTTTGGTAGGTCCAATACTTTGCCAACTAACTGTAAGGATATTTTTAATTCCTAAGTTGGCAAAAGCGTAAGTAGATATTGCTGCGTTAAATGTAAAGGTTGCAGTCTTTACAGAATAAAGACTTGCACCTAATGAACGGATTGTGTCGTTAATAGCACGTTTAACAGCGTACTTTGGAAATGTAGGAGAGATAGTTACTTTAGCATCAGCAAGATGCTGCTCAGCAGTAGTACCTAGATAGCCACGACCATAAGGTGAAACTGTTGCTGTGTTAGCAATACGGTCATAGTTGTCAATCCACATGAGTTCTTCATCAATTTCAATAACACCTTTGCCTAGTGACTCAGTTGAACCAAGAGTCAAAATAGTTGGAGATGCGCTAGAAGATACTGTGGTTGTTACGCTGGCACCAAGATAGGTGCTGCGGTCTTGCTGGAATGTATAACCAGAAAGATTAATAAGAACTTCATCAACCATGTTAGCAAATGTAGTCATTACATATTCACCCTTCTAAGAGCCTCGGCTGCGCCAAGCCCAACGGTTCCAGCAATTGCATTGCATGCTCCTTGTAGGTCTTTCCATTGACTAATAGGTAATCCAGCATAAATATTGCAAGCACCAGTATCAGCAAGTCCAGTAGTACCAGCCAACTTATTGGCTGCGCCTTCATCGTCTAGCATCTTATCCATTGTTGGATATGTCCCACCATTAGCAAGACGATTAATCTCCATAACAAATGATGTTCCTGCTCTACCGTAAGCCATTGATTACTTCTTTCTGTGGTGTTTGGGAAGAATTAAATTTGACTGCTTTTCTACTCCGCCAAAAAATGCTTTGTAGTAATGCTCATCAAATGAGAATCGTTTCATGTGTGGAACTGTTGCACCAGTATGGCAATAGACTGGAACATCTGCTTTGTCGCAAACCGCAAAGAAATAAATATCTTCGCCCATGAATGTGTTGCCAACTCCAACTTCAGTAAAGAGCGGAGCATCTGGCAAAACTTCTTTAATGCGGTCTACAATGCTGCGGTGCATAAGCACAAAGCCCATACCTGCTGCGCCTACTTTAATTAACTTATTCTCTGGCAATGGATGTAAACGTTGGATACCAACAGCGCCATCTTGCTCAGCAAACTCATACACAGTAGGCATAGGAATCATAAGCGGGTCTTCTGGTGTATCAGTAGTGAAGTACACACCAGTAACAATAGGTCGCTCTACAGCATCCTTGTTATCCCACAACAGTTTAAACTTATCTACACTTATGACAACATCTGAGTCTACCCATAGTAGCCAGTCAGATTTATTATTCTCATACCAATAGTTAATTACTTTTTCACGTTGTCTAGCAATCTGGTTGCCTTGACTACGCAAAGAAGTTTCAAACTTAATGCCAGATTTAAGCAGGACATCTACTACTCCCTGCATAAACTTTCCATCTACATTACCATTATCGCACCAAGCGATTGATACAGTTTCTTGCATTGTCCCCTACCTTATTTACTTAGCCCTTGTGTCTGCTGCTGGACGATTAACTATTGGTCCTTTTTTTCTTGCTGTTGAATTATCTACAAGATTTGGATATCGTCTGCCAGCCTTTTTGGCAGCGGCTTTAGCCTTAGCCTTTTGCGCTGGTGTTAATGGAGTTGATTTCTTTTTAGGGTTTGGTCTATCCCAAAACGCTATTTTTTTCTTCATTACCATTTCACCTTATCTGCCCAATATGCTGCTGACATTTTGCCCTTAGCAATATTCTTTGCGTGCCGTGCTTTAAAACTACGTTGGCGAGCAGTAGGTTGTCTGTCACCAGTAACCCCCTGCTGACCAAAACGAATAGTCTTAACCTGGGTACCTTCTTTAGCCACAACAACGTGTGACTTCTTTGGATGGTTAGGAGTACGTTTAGGTTTATTAAAACCAGAAACACCTGCTCGCTTTAGTCTAGGGTCAATCACTTCTTCTTAATCTGCTTTCCTTTAGCGTCATAACGGCGTCCCTGGAGCGTTGCTCCCCAAAACTGACCAGCCTGTGCTGATTCTTCTTTACGACCAACAGCGTTATTCCATTGCTTATATTCTTTAACAATGTTGCTGATGTATTTAACTGGATTGTTAACGTAACTCATTACTTCACCATTTTTTTCTTAGCAAGTTTCTTTTTACCCTTTTTCATTTCTTTCTTTTTTTCAGCACTAGATTCCATACCTTCACCAGCAGCATATGCTGCGGCTGCCTTCTTACCTGCAGGTGTATATGGGAATTTCTTTTTTCCGACTACTGGCATTAGATTTGTCCTATCTGTTTCATGACCTCAACGGCCTTTGGAGTTATGTCCTTCGCCTTTGGCATAGTGTCAGCATCGTATGCTGTACCCAATGTTTCAGACGCTTTATGTGCTGCTTCTATATCTCGCATGTTAGTGCCAGACGGTTGAATACCTTCTGCTCTTGCATCTCGGTATGCCTGTAATTCAGAGTTCCATTTTTTATCTGGAATATCTCTAGCAGCATCACCAGTATTCAATTCAAGTGTTTGTACCTTGCAACCAAAACAACCCTCTATATAAGTAGGATGTACTTGGCGTCTATGTAGACTCATATTGCAGTAAAGTTCGCTTCCGTTATTCCCACACCACCAGCAATAAGGGCTGCCTTAATTGCTTCGCTTACAGTATGGTTGTATCCGCCCCGATAAATCTCGTCATAGTCATCAAGGGCGCTATCAATAAGATAACGAACTTGAGAGTAGACTCCACCAGTTTTAACAATGGTTATGCCTTTATCACTCTTATAAAAGAAGTGAAGACGATGTCTACCAATTGGTCCTTCACGGACTGTTGGTGTTTTAAATATATAATCTGTCATGTTGCTCCCTCTAATGGATTTACTCCTGAGTAGGGACATTACTGCCCCTACTCAAGCGTCAATCAACTAAGCGATTGATGAACCTGACTCAATGCGGTACAGGGCTTCTTCGCGGTAGCGAGCGAAACCAAGAACACCGTACCAACCCATAGGGCGGTGACGCATTAACTTGTCCACAACTGGACCAATTACTACGTGTGGTTCTTCAGCAACGGCTTCTGCCATTGCTTGCTGTCCTGCAAGGATTGTGCGGTAGACGCGTGCTGATGAAGCACCGTCAGTTGTATTGTAAAGACGAGCAGACTCTACGAAGAATGCACCTTCGTAGTTTCCAATTTCTCCAGCCCAGATACGGTCTTGTGAAGCACCGTATTGGTTAGGAAGCAACCAGCCTGCTGACCCTGTTTCTGCACGAAGGTCGTGTGAAACTTCTGGGTGAATACCGCACCAGTAAAGTGAACCCTTACGAGCGATAGTCTTGTTAGCACGTAACTTAGCAACAGCCTTACGGATGTTTGCTGAAGATAGTGTTGCAGCAGCAGTAACTGTTGCTGTTGATGTAGCGGTTGAACCTGAGTAGATAATGTTAGTTCCGCCGCGAAGTGTTGTCATTGCAACTTGGTCAATAGAATCAGCCAAGTTGAATGCAATGATGTTAGCAATCGCTGGGTCTACATCAGCAAGGCTGAATAGTTCCAAAGCGCGTGTAACAAGAACTGAGTTACCATACTCATTAAGAGTAATGGTCACAGTTGTTGGTGTTGACATTGCTACTGCATCTGGGTCAGTATCTTCTGTCAAAGCAGTTGTTGCTGCTGAAAGGTCAACGTAGCGTTGTAGAACAACTGTTGAACCTGGAATTGCTTGCTTTGCTGGGCGCTTGTCTGCGACAGAACGAATTAGGGGTTCTGCGCGAAGAGCAA